CGCATCGTGCGCGTATGGCACCCACAGCCGGACGGAGACCTCTGGTACGGCACCTATGGCAACGCGCCGATCGAAGCCGGCCCGCAGGCCGTTCAGTGGCACGACGGCGAGACGCACGACCTCTGATGTACCGAATCCACAACGAAGCCCGCTCGGAGCGATCCAGCGGGCTTTTTTCATTGCTAGCCGCTACCCGCAAGGGCGCGAAAAAGGAGTTGCACCGTGAATATCTCGAAGCTGCTTAAGAGCCTGTTCCGTTCGATGATGATGTTCGCCGTCGAGGGCGAAGGCGGTGGCGCAGCGCAGGCCGACGCCGATGCACCGGAGAACGATAACGACGTCATGAGCCTGCTGTCCGAGATAGTCGGCAATGGCAAGAGCGAAGAAGCGCCCGAAGCCAGTGACGATGCGCAGGAGCCGACTGAGGCAGAGAAAGCCGAGCAAGCCGCCGCGCAGGAAGCCGCCGAGAAGAAATTCAAGCTCAAGGTGAATGGCGAGGACCGCGAATACACCGAGGCAGAACTCATTGTTGCCGCGCAGAAGGCAGACGCCGCCGCACAGAAGTTCGAAGAAGCCGCGAATCTGCGCAAGCAGGCAGAGCCGGAACTGGCCGCCGCGCGACAGGAGCGCCAGCAACTCAAGCAGGCGCTCGACGTTTTTATCCCGCAGTTGCAGCACCTGTTGCAGGTCGGCGCACCCGACCCGCAGCTCATCAACAGTGACCCCCAGGAGTACATGCGGCAGAACTACGCCTATCAGGCGCGTGTGGCCGAATTGCAGCAAGCGCAGGCGGCGCAAGCCGAACTCACGCGACGCGAGCAATTCGAGCAGGCGCAGCAACTGAAGGTGCGTGCTGTCGATGAGCGATCGAAGTTGCTCGATGCGATTCCTGAATGGAAGGACCCGGCCAAAGAGAAGGCGGGCGCAGACGCGGTCAGTGGATACCTGGAGAAATCAGGCTTCACGGCCGATGAAATGAGCCGGCTTTATGACCACCGCCTGGTGGTGCTTTCTCACAAGGCGATGCTGTACGACCAGATGAAAACCCAGCAGGCGCAAGTGAACCAGCGTGTCGAGAAGTTGCCGCCGCGTGTCGAGAAGCCAGGCAATGGCGTCCGACCGGGCGACGGCCGCACGCAGGCCATGCGAAACCACGCCCAGAACGGAACCGTGGAATCCGGCGCCGCAGCCATCCTCAATTTCTTGGATTAAACGCAAATGACAGCCCCGACTAATACCCTCCAGACGTACCAGGCCGTTGGCAACCGCGAAGATCTGACCGACGTCATCTATCGCATTGCGCCGACCGACACGCCGTTCATGAACGGTATCGGCAAGAACAAGGCGAAGTCGACCTTGCACGAATGGCAAACGCAGGATCTCGCGGCCGCAGCCAACAACGCACAGGTCGAAGGTGACGATGCAACGGCAGATCCCGCAACGCCGTCTGTGCGCATCAACAACCGCACGCAGATCTCGCGCAAAACCGTGATCGTATCGGGCACGCAGAGCGACGGCATGGACCCGGCAGGCCGCAAGGACGAGCTCGCCTACCAGATCAGCCTCAAGGGTCTGGAGCTCAAGCGGGACATGGAAACGGCGCTCACGCAGAACGCCACGACCGTGACCGGGTCGTCCAGCGTGGCTCGCCAGTTGCGCGGCCTCGAAGGCTGGGTGGCGACGAACAACGACCTGGGGGCGGGCGGTGCGGCTCCGAACTACGGCACGAACACGGCCGCCACCGATGGCACCGCGCGCGCGTTCACCGAGGCGATGCTGAAGAACATCATCCAGCTCTCGTGGGCGCAGGGTGGCAATCCCGGCACGATCATGCTGGGCGGCACGCAGAAGCAGACATTCTCGACCTTCACCGGCTCGTCGACCCGCTTTGACAAGGGCGAGGACAAGCAGCTGACGGCCGCGATCGACGTCTACGTGTCGGACTTCGGCACGCTCAAGGCGCTCCCGAATCGCTTCCAGCGCGCGCGCACCGTGTTCGTGCTGGAGATGGCCCGGTGGAAGACGTCCTTCCTTCGCCCGATGAAAACCGTACCGCTGTCGAAGACCGGCGACTCCGAAAAGCGGATGCTGATCACCGAGTACACGCTTGAGGCCGGCCAAGAGAAAAGCGGCGGCGCAATCCGCGACGTTCTGTAACCAACAGAGTCTCCACGCGGTACTTGGGGTGTCCTTCGGGGCACCCCTTTTTTATTGGGGCATCGAATGCATACGCAGATCTTCGCGACCGGCAAGACACTCACGACGGGTGCTGCATCGGTCAATACAACGCTCCCGGTGACCGTCAACGGCACGCCCGCGAAATGGGTTCGCATTGCCTCGACCGCAGCGGCCTACGTGAAGGTGGGCCCGGCCGGTATCGCTGCAGTCGCGGGCGACGTGATGGTGCAGCCGGGCGACTCGATCAAGCTGGCCGTGGCCGGCGCAACCACAATCGCAGCGATCCAGGTATCGGCGGCCGGCACGGTGCAGATCAGCGCCTGCGAGGAAAGCTGACATGCTGAGCACGCGCCTGCACTACGTGCCCGAGACGGACACGACGGCCATTGAGCGCATTCAGGACTGCACGCCCATCGTCGAGCACGCCAAGGCGCTGCACAACGAGGGGATGCACGGCTCAAGCGAGATGCGCCATGCCGCGCGGTTTCCGATGGTGATCGTCGAGCGCTACTGCAACGAGAAGGGCATCGGCTTCGACGAGTTCATGCAGGCTGAAGAGCATCTACGCGCCATGCTGGCTGATCCCGCGCTCGCAGCGTTCCGCGTGTGGGGTGGCAAGGTATGAGCATCGTCGACTACCCGAGCCTTCAGGCGTCGCTCGCGAGCTGGCTGCATCGCTCAGACCTCACCGCGCAGATTCCGGACTTCATCATGCTTGCCGAGATGAAGATGAACGGCGATCTCGAGGCGCGAATGATGGACAGCATCACGACGATCAACACGGTGGCCAACGCTTCGTATGTGCCGCTGCCTACCGACATGATTGAACTGCGCCGGATGGCGATTCCCGGTTACGCGCCGCTTGAATACGTATCGCCCGATCAGTTCGACATCGAATACGGCTCGCAGGTAACCGGGATGCCGCGGCTTTTCACGGTCATTGGCGCAAACATCCAGTTCACGCCGACGCCTGATGCAGCCTACGCCATCGAGACGACATACCGGCAGCGCATTCCGCCACTGTCGGCGAGCAATCCGACGAACTGGCTTATCACGAGCTATCCGAACGCATACCTCTGGGGCGCGCTCGTATCTGCGCAGCCGTGGCTGGCGAGTGACGACCGGCTCGGGACGTTCCAGACGCTCTACCGTGAAGCCGTCGACCAGATCAACAAGATCGACTGGTGCTCGGGCACGACGCTGGTCATGCGCACCGACAGGAGGGGTTAAAAGATGGCGCTCGAAACAGGCACCTACATCAGCGATCTGGTCCCGACGAATCCGGACCCGACCGACAGCGAGTCTTACGGCGCGCAGCACCTGCAGCTCATCAAGGCGACGCTAAAAAACACCTTCGCGGGCATTACCGGCGCCGTGACCGTCATACAAGCGGACCTGAACGCGGTGCAGGGCGCATCAACCACTGGCGCCACGTTCCACGTGGTCACGCAGCCGGTCAGCGACAACTCTACGAACGCGGCATCGACCGCCTATGTGAACCAGAAAGCGTTCCAGGCTGCGCTTCCTGCACAGGGCGGCAGCACAGGGGGCGTCCTGACTACGAACGGCTCTGCGGCCTCATGGGTCGCCAATACCTCGGGTCTTAACGGCCAGGTTCTGACGAACAACGCAGGGAACGTCGTATGGGCACCTCCCGCGAATCCGGATTTCCTTCTCATGGCTCAAGGAGTCGTCTAAATGACAACCCAAGCACAATATGCGACCGCTCCGAAGGTCGGGACCGGCACTGTTACGACTGGCGATACGTCGCGCACTGCGCCGACAAACGTGGTTCCCGTCTTTACTGCCGGCGTGAATGGCTCGCGGATCGACCGCATCAACATGGCAGGGATTGGCGCCACGCTCGCGTCCATGCTTCGCCTTTTTCTGGTCCCGGGAGCAGTGGGGCCGGCAATCAGCAGCATCACGTTTTCTGGCACGACCGCAACCGTAACGACGGCTGTCGCGCACGGCCTGTCCACCGGCAATCTTGTGACGGTCCAAGGCGCCGCACCAAGCGCCTACAACGTCACGAACACGGCCATTACGGTGACCGGCGCCACCACGTTCACCTACACGATGGGATCGACGCCTACCGCGAATGCCACCACGGTCGGTAGTTTCGCCAGCACGCCCGCCACTCCGACCTACGCTCTGTGGCAGGAGATTGCAGTGTCGACGGTCACGCCGCTGGGCAGCGCGAGCTTTACCGGATCGATCAGTGGATCAACGCTCACCGTCTCTGCCATGACCTCGGGGTCGATCCAGGTGGGCCAGACGGTGAATGGCACCGGTGTGACGGCCGGTACGACCGTCACAGCCCTCGGAACCGGCACCGGAGGCACTGGCACCTATACGGTATCAGCGTCTCAGACCGTTGCGAGCGAGGCGCTTACGACATCGAACACAGTGCAGGCCTATTCCGCTGACCTGTCCTTGTCGCTTCAACCGCAGCGCATGCCGCTCATTCTCCCGGCGGGCTGGTCTGTGCGCGCATCGGTCAATGACACGCAGACGTCGAGCGGCATCAATGTCACGGCTTTCGGCGGGGACTTCTGATGAACCCAGGCCTCTTTGGGTTTCCTGATGGCATCGTCCCGACCAATGCGAAGTCGCAGATTTTCACGTCGAGCGGGCCGTTTAATCCGCAGCCGGGAGCGTCCTTTTACTTCGTCGACTTGGTTGCGGGCGGCGGGGGCGGTTCCGGATCAAGCTTGACACCGAGCGTCGGCCAAGGGGGTGGGGGTGGTGCGCGCCAGCAAACGTTGATCGCCGCCAATCGCATTACCGGCCCGGTCAGTGTGGTGGTGGGTGCTGGCGGCGCAGGCGGCAGTGTCGGCAGTGGCGTAGGTAACACTGGCGGGAATTCTAGCTTCGGTAGCTTCCTGACGGCCTATGGCGGCGGCGGCGGAAGTAACGGGGCAAGTGCCTTTGGTGGGGGCGGTGGGGGCAGCGCGGGCGCGGGCGCCGGCGCAGGCACGGGAACCGGAATTGGCGGACTGCCTGTTTATAACGCCAATACAGCCGCGATAGGCAATGCCTTGAATTCCAATGTTTTTGGTGGCGCCGGAGCGGGCGCCGCTCAAAACGCCAACCAAGGTGGCAACGCTGAGTGGGGCGGCGGCGGCGGTGGCAACAGCGCCACCTCCAGCGTGCACGCTGGCTCATCGCTCTTTGGCGGTGCGGGTGGCGGCTCGGGCGGATATGGATCGCAAACGGCCGGCACAAATGGCGGCATCACGGGCGCTTATTCGAATGGCGGAGGCGGAACAGGTGGCGCGACGGGGAGCAACGGCAGCCCCGGTGCAAATGGAAATAATGCTAATGCAACCACCTTTCTTGGTGCCCAGGGCGGCGGCGGCGGCGGCTATGGCAGCAACGGCGCCACTGGCGTCGGTGGTGCCGGCGGCACCGGGGGAATCCCGGGTTGCGGCGGTGGCGGAGCCGGAGCCGGCGCGACAGCGGGCGCTGCCGGCGGATCGGGCGGCCGCGGAGAAGTCCGCGTCTATTGGTGGTAAGGAGGCGACATGCGCGCAGCAATTATTGAGAACGGCGTTGTCGCCAACATCATCGAAGCCGACAGCCTCGGCGTATTTCCTGGGCTAGTTGACGCGACTGGCGCGGACATTGGCGATCTGTGGGATGGCTCGGTATTCACGAAGCCGCCTCCATTGCCGCCCGTCGTGCCGACGTCCGTCAGCCGCGCTCAGGCGCTCGCCGCGCTCTCGAATGCGGGACTACTCACGCAGGCGCAAGACGCCGCAAACGCTTCGACTAATCCGCTCGTGCCGATTTTCTGGAACAACGCGCAGACCTTCGACCGCACCAGCGCGACTGTCGCGACACTCGGGGCGTCTCTCGGCCTCACCGATGCGCAGATCGACAGCCTGTTCATCGCCGCGTCGACCATCACCGCCTGAGGCCCAGATGAAGCAATGGTTCTTCCAGTTGCTGATTGCGCTCGACCAGTTGATGAACGTGTGCAGCACGCCTCTCTCGCGTGACGCGTGGGCCGACGAGACATTTTCAGCGCGCTGCTGGCGATTGCGACAGAGACAACCGTGGAAGCTACTAAGGGCCGTCGTTGACGGCCTTTTCTTTTTCACGCCCAACCATTGCGAAGGCGCGTTCGAGTCGGAAAAGACGCGCGCTTACTCGCCGGTCGAGGAACGCTGATGCCGCTCGCGCCTTTTAAGGAAATGGGCTCAGTGGGCCTGAACCGCGACGTCTACGCGCCCGACACGCAGCCGAGCGAATGGACTGCCGGCCGCAACCTGCGCTTTCGCGATGGCTATGCGGAGAAGATGCAGGGCCACGCAGCGATCTACGGTGCGCCGCAGGTTCCGCCCTATGCCGTGTTCCCGACGAACGGTGTGGCGGGCCGCTATTGGGTCTACTGCGGCCTCCAGAAGGTCTACGCGGTCCAGAACACGACGCACACGGACATCACGCGGCAGAC